GCTGCTCGGTGAAGTCGATACCGCGGCCGCCGGCGAACGCCGAGACGACGTCCTGCGGGCCGAGGGTGCGGGTGGGTGCAGCGTCGAGCTTCTCCAGGAAGCTGTCGAGGCGGCGGGTGACGTCGGCAGCGCTGAGCTTGGGTGCGTCGGGGTTGCCGCCGAACAGCTTCTCGGTGTCGGTCGTGAGGGCCACGGTGGGCCGTCCTTCCATGCGAAAACCCCGCACGGTGGCGGGGTTCGGGATGTCGGGTAGGGGTTAGGCGTCGGCCTTTTCGAGCAGTTCGTTTGCCCGGTCCGTGTAGCCCTTGCGCAGTACGGGGTCGACTGCGCTGTCGGCCTTGACCATGAGGGTCTTGGCTTCGGCGCGCATACGGTCGGCGTCGGTGCTGCGGGCTTGGGCCTGCTGGGCGGCGGTGCGGGTGAGCGCGGGGCCGCCGGGGACGGGCATGGTGCGGAACTCCTCGATGGCTGCGTTCGCCTTCACCAGGTCGGCTGCGAGCGCGTTTTCGCGCTCCTTTGCGGCTTCGGTGGCCTCTGCGACTGCGGCCTTGACGAGTTCGGCCACATCGGCCTTCGTCACGGTGTCCGGCGCCTGGGAGGCGTCGGAAGTCTGGGTGATGGGCTCGACGGCCGGGGTGGCCGGAGCGTCGGTCTTGGCGATGTCGGGCTGGTCGGCGAGCGCCATCTCGGCGTCTGCGCCGCCTTCCTGCTCGGCCTCTTCGCGGCTCTTGAACCAGGCCAGGGAGCGGACGGCGCTGAGCAGGAGGTCGATGTCGCAGGCTTCGTTCAGGTTGCCCTGCGCGAGAGACTCAGCCTCGGCGATGATGAGCTTCGCGATCACGGCGATCGCCTGGTCCGCGCCGACGATGTCGCCGGTCTCGCCCTCGCCTCCGCTGGCGCCGTCTTCTCCGTCGGCCTTCGCCAGCGCGGGCGCGAGGGCGCGAACGTCACGCAGAACCTGCTCGGCCTTGGTCACGGTCTCCGCGAGTGCGGAGTCGTTCCCCTCGTCGGCCTTCGTTGCGGTGGACCCGTCGGGGTTCCAGTTGTCAGGCACCATGGCCTCCAGTCCGAGGGCCTTGGCCCGCTTGACGATGTGCTTACGGATCGCGTCATGCTCGGCGCCGCCGCGGCCCACCGCGCGGATGGCCTTCCGGAGGTCCGCCTTGGTGTTGATCGGGTAGCTGCCGTCGCTCATCGCCGCGCCGGATGCTGCGGCCTTCTTGCGGCCAGCCGCCGACAGGTCCGCCTTGTCGAGCCCGGCCCCCGGTGCTTGAACGGCCACGTTGACCACCACTGGGGGCACGTCGCCTGAAGAGTCAGCTTTCGCCGCCTCGGCAGACACTGCGGCCCCGCTCGCGGCGAGTTCAGCCAGGGCTTCCTTCACGGGCGCGGCGAGCCGGTCGTACAGCTCGGCGGGCAGCCCGAACGTCTCCGTTTCCTCGACCTTGGTGATGACGTGCGGATCTTCGACGAGCGTGAGGTCCCCGGCGGCATCGGCCTTGGCCAGCTGGAACATGCACTCGCCATTGGCGGGCCGGTCCACGACGCTGACCTCGATCACGTCGCCGTCGACGACGAGCCCGTTGGGGGCGTCCGCCTTGCCCATCTCCAGCCTCGGGTTCTTGATCCCGACGGAGAAGCCGCGCAGCACGCCGTGCTCGATCTTCTTGACCGCCACAGGGTCCACGATCTTTGCGGTGAGGAGGTGGGAGCCGTCATCGGCCTTCGACAGGCCCACACCGACCCCAACCGCCCTCTTTGGATCATGCTGCTCGCGGACGCCTCCGCCTTCGGCCAGCCAGCGTGGCATCGCGGCATCCAGCCAGTCGCCGGACAGGCGCTGCTGGTCGCGGTCGAGTGCGGACGAAGCCGCCGGGCCGTAGACGACGAGCGTTCCGTCGTTCTGCTTCTCCGACTTGGTGATCGGCGCCCACGCGTAGGCGACAGTCATGTGCGTTTCCTTTCGGTGAGCGCGCGATCGGCACGGTTACAGGCCGCCGGTCTCCGGGAGGAGGCAACAGCGGCACGATGGGTGCTGCGGCGGGTGCGGGGCGCCGCTGGGGAAGTTCTGGCCGACCGGGATCGCCCCGGCCGCCTCGTTGGTGATGCACGGCGGGCAGGTGCGCTGGTCCGGTGCGGTCACCCACGACACCTGAGTGATGCCGTTGGCCTGGTAGATGTTCAGCGTGGCCGCCGACACCGCCCGGGAGATTTCCGTGACCGCGATCCGCTCGGCCCACGCCTCGTTGTCGAGGATGCCCCGCAGGTCACCCGCGAGAGTGTCGGCGCTGTCCCCGCGGGCGAGCGCGTCCGACAGGGCCCCTGCGAGCTTGTCCATGCGGTTGGCGGCCACAGACCGGATGGTGATCCCCGCATCCGCGAGCAGCGCGTCCAGGCCGTTCGCTGCGCCCGTCGGCGAGACAAGCCGTGCGGCGTCAGTGTGGCCCGGCTTCCACGTCGACCAGTCGACTGTGGCGTGCCCGGAGACGATCGCGCTGGCCGAGCGTTCGCCGATCACGTAGCCCTCGGCGTGCAACTTGCTGATGAACGCCAGGGCGGTGACGAGGTTGACGCCGTGGGCAGTGAGCCAGCCGACCGCGTCGTGGTTGGTGCGGATGGTCGCTTCATCGCCGCCGGCGCGTTCGATACCGGACGGGTCCGGCTCGTCAGCTTTGACGGTGATGGCCCGCTCGGCGATCCACTGCTCTGCGATGCGGCGGGTGTCGACCGCGGTCCGCATGGTTTTGCGGATGCGCGGTGTCCAGTAGGCGACGGCTTTCAGGTCGGACCCCCAGCCGGGCCAGTCGCGGGCGTTGGCCAGGTCAGGGACTTTTGGGCCGGATGCATCAGCTCCCGGCGTGGCGAAGACGATCCGGGCGCTGCCGTCCAGGTCCGGCACGTCGGTCTTGGTCAGGACCTCGCAGACGAAGGGCCGCGAAGCGTTCGGGTTGCGCCTCGCCCACCGGTGAAAGGCGGCAAGCTCAGCCTTCACGGCGTCGCCCCGGGCTTCGGCTTCCTCGCCGTCTCCGGCTGCCCGGGTGTCGTCCTCGCTGGCGGGCTCCTCGCTGGTTTCACCCTCGGAGGTGCCATCGCCCTCGGCGGCCTTAGCCGGCCCGGATACTGTCCCGGGCGGTACCCGCTCGGAGGCGCCCTCGACGAAGACCATGCCGCGGCTAGTCATCATCATCGGCTTGTCGGCTTCGGCGAAGTCGTAGCGGGGCTGGCCGAGACGGTCGCGGTCCTCGTTGAGGGTCATGCGGCCCCACTGGATGCGGTTCTGTGCGACCTGGTCGGCTGCCGCTTCGTCCTCTTCCTCCAGGCCGAGGAAGCGGAACTCCAACTCGGGCGGCATGCCCAGGTGGGTGCGGGACACGGACGTCAGGAGCTGTTGGAGCCACCGCAACGTCGGCAGGGTGCCCTTGCGTTGCTGCACGTCGGCCTGACCCTCATGCCAGCCCGTCGAGCCGAGGCCGCCCTGCTCGGTGAAGCCCAACTCCGCGATCGTGACGTCGAAGTGGCTGGCGATCTGCTTGATGAGGAACAGGTCGTACTCGGGCTTGTACCGCTCTGCGACATCCGGCTCGGTGACCGGCTTCAGTCCCGGCGGGAGGACCCGCATCCGGTGGCGGGCCGCCGTGGACCCGCCGTAGGTGTCGTTGAGGGCCGTCTCGTACTCGAGGGTCTGTGCCGGGGTCCAGCCGCTGGTGCCTTCGTTGAGGAGCAGGCCGGTGGGGATGGTGCCCTCGGTGTATTCGTCGCGAATCCACTTGCGGCGGCGCAGCCACACGTCGACGTCCTCCAACGCCTGCTCGACTGCGGAGTAGCCGTAGGGGGTGTGGGCGCGGACGTTGCGGCGCTTGTACACGAGCCGGTCGGCGGCGAACCCGTTGAGGACAGCGCCGTCGTCGTCGATGTCGGCGATGAACTCGCCGCGCGGGAAGCCCCAGAGGATCTGCTGGAATGCGGGCTGCGGTGCGGCAGGCCGGCCTCCGCGGTGGTCCCGGAGCGGCTTGATGGTGGAGCCATCGAGGATTTCCAGGGCGTACAGCTCGCCGCCGTAGGTGAGGCGCGGGTAGATCGCTACGGCGTCGAGGACGAGGTGCTCTTCGAGGAGCTTGGACAGCCATTCGGCGAAGTCTTCGTCCTGGCCGCGGTCGGGCTTCTCCCAGAAGCGGGTGCAGCGCACGATCTCGGGGGACATTCGCTGCCGCAGCGCCTGGTCGACCTCGGAGCGAGGCTTCGACGTACCGGCCTGTGCGGCTTCAACCGCCTGCTTGGTGAGGGTGATCGTCCAATCGAGGGTCGTGACCTCCGCCTTGCGGATTTCGATGCACCGCCGCGGCAGGCCGCCCGCGTCGGCAGCATCCCGCAGCACCTTCCACGGCACGAGGCGGTCCGAGACGCCGGGCAGGTTGGAGCTGACCGGGTATTCGTTGAAGCGCGGCTCGGGCCGTCCGGTGTCTGGGCGTACCGGGTCGATGGCGGCCGGAAACAGGGGCATGCCGGGCCCGAAGGCGACGGCCGGGTCGGTGCGGGGCAGCGGGTTGGCCACGCCGGGGATCTGTCGTCCGGCGGAGGAGGCGGCGTTGATGAGGGAGGTGACCTGGTCGGGGCTGAACGTGGCGGCCGGGACGCTGGCCGGGCTGACGGCTTTCGTCGTGTCCGGCTGGTTGAGGGGGGTACGGCGGAACGGGTTCCAGCGGGCCACGGTCTCCCCTTCTGGTTGAGCGTTCGTCAGGATTGGGGTGGCCCGTCGGTGCCCCGGAAGCCGCGCAGCCAGTCCATGGCCTGCTCCATCGATCCGCCGCCGCCGAGCATGCGGTGCAGGGCCTGCGTGGTGGCGTCGACCTGGTCGTCGTGCGGCGAGTTCGGGAAGGCGCCATGTTCGACGACGTACTCGTCGATCCACGGGGCCAGGGCCGGGTCTGGCAGGTGCACGTTGCCGGATTCGACGAACGGCGACACTGCGGCGGCGCGGGCGTACTTCGAGTCCTTCGGCGTGATGGGGATCAGGCCCGGGACGCTTGCACGGAGTTGCGCAATGATCGCGGGGCCGTTGGCCTTGTCCTCGACGTACTTGGCGTTCGCCTGCGGCCACTTCGCCGACATGGTCTGCACCGCCCGGCACGACGCCGGGAAGTCGAGCCGGTCACGGACCTGGTCCAGCAGGAACACGTCCGCGCCGAATCGAGCCCACACCTGGCCGATGACGAAGTCGCTGGCCTTGGTGTCTTTGAACGCCATGTCCCACGACTGGATGATCTCGTCGGCGCCGTGCACCCACATTGACCCGTCCTCGCGACGGATCCCCTTCGGAGCCTGATACCAGCGCCAATGCGACCGCTTGAACAGGCCGCCCTCAGCCGGGGCCGGACGCCCCTGATAGAGAGCCGCCCAAGTGCGGGCGCCGACGTCGCGCCTCGTGGCCTCCCAGTCGCCGGGCGTCCGGCCGCGGGCCGAGGTCAGGTATTCGCCGGGCCGGCGGCCGAGCGGATCCGAGGCGTCCTCGGCCTGGGCTGGGACGTTGATGTACCGCCACTCGCTGCCGGATGGTCCGGACAGGAGCCAGCCGGACAGGTCGTCCTCGTGCCAGCGGGTTTGAATGATCACCACCGGTGCGCCGGGCGCCAGTCGGGTCCGGGCGGTGTCGGTGTAGAAGTCCTTGCACGCGTTCCGGTAGGTCGGCGAGTCGGCTTCCTTGCGGCCCTTGAGAGGGTCATCGACGAGGAGGAGATCGACGGGGCGCCCGGTGAGCGCGCCGCCGATGCCGACGCTGTACACGCCGCCGCGGTGGCCCTCCAGCTGCCATTCGTGGGCGGCGGAAGTGTCCTGCCTGACGGTCAGCCCCAGCTCGGGATGTTCAGCGATGTCGTTACGGATCGCGCGACCCCAACGCCGGGCGACACCCAGCTCGTAGGAGACGATCGCGATCCGCAGATCGGGATTGCGGACCAGCAGCCACAAGGGGAAGCGGCGCGAGGTGCGCTCCGACTTCCCTTCCTGCGGCGGCATCGACCAGATCAGGCGTGGACAGCGGCCCTCGGCAACGTCCACGAGGTTGCCGTCGAGGAGATCGAGTGCGGCGGTCTGCACCGTCTGCGGGTCCATATGCCGGGCCAGCGCACCCGGCGACCCCCACCGGTTCTCCATCTGCGGCTCGAACTCGCGAGCCGCGAACTCGGCCCAGTCCGTAGTGACGGTCACCAGCACCACCCCGCCCGGTCAGGCCGAGAGCGCGCGCAAGTGCCGCGGAACAATCTCGGGTACGCGTTCCTGCTGCTCCGCAGTGAGGTTGAGATCCGCCAGGATCGCCCTGATCGCCTGCGCGACGAGTGCACCCTCCTGCTCCGCAAGACGGATCCGCCGCTCTTCAATGCCGGCGCGAATCGCTTCGGAGCACACTTTCACGAGGTG